CCATTTTAAATGTTCGCAGATGCGGTTTTGGTTTTACTGGCAAATATAGATACTTTTGTAATCGCCCTTCATTTACTGCTTCTTGATAGGCTTTTCTATACCCGTTACTTATTTGAATAAACTCACGCACACTCAGCGTTAAAGCCTTTTCTAATAAATCCTCTTGTAACTTCTTAGGAAGTTTCGCTAATGAATAAGCGGATGTAATAGGTAATTCTCCAATATCTAAGTGTTGTTTTGCTTTTGGAATTAACCTATTTAATCGCAAAATGGCTTGAATTTTTGCTGGTCGGCAATGTAATTCCACAGCTAATATTTCCATTGTCAATTCAGGATTTTCAATGAATAACATTTTCAATCGAGCCGCATAATCAGAATTTGCCGTCTCGCGTCGAATAATATTTGCCTGTATTTGCCAATTTTTAACCTCAGCATCCGTAGCTTCTTTAATAATACAAGGAACTTCTTTTATCCCGCAATCAACAGCGCAGCAATAACGATGCAAACCGTCAATTATCTCATATTTTCCTGGCTGCCGCTTAGAAGGTCGGACACAAATTGTGCCGAAAAAGCCGTGTGCGGCCATAGAGTCCCGCATTTCAATGTAATCTAACGATGTTTTATCAACTAATCGCAAGAGTACAAAAGTAGGAACTAATAAATCAACCGACAAATTTGCTAACTTCTCTGCCATAAAATACAAGATTCACAAATCGAAATCGTAAGTTCAAGATTTTGACCTAAAGGATGTCCACAAACATTCACTAACATTTCACAATTACAATCTTCTCGTCGTCGTAATACTTGCTGTCTAAAGTCACAATCACGCCATAATGGAATAAGTATCCAAGCATCCGGGCCTTGCTCAGCCTTCCGGCGATACCCTTCTAAGCATGGTGGCGGTTCCTTTCCCTTCTTCGGGTAAATAATTGTTCCATCATCTAAAATTCTCGGTGTACCATGCATGTCTTCCCTCTACTATAATAGACTGTTTTGACGCGGTAAAAAACAAGTAGAAAATTTGAAATTGACTTTTGAAACGCAAAAGCGATATTTGTATGTTTGGATTTCGCCAAAAGTCCGCACACCCCCCGGACTTAACTTTGCGTTTCAATTGTTATAACAATATGTGAATCTTCACGTTAGTAACTAGCATCAAAAATACTTATAGCAAATTGAAACTTAAAAATGTATTTCTCACAAGAAAAAGTTTTACTACGCGAGAGAAAAATTTTTCTTTTTGTATAAGAGAACTCTTCCAAAGCTAAAAATAACACATTTGCGTTTCAAAATTACCTAACTGATTTTTGGTACGGTTTTTGCAATTCAAGAAGTTGGTTAATTTGGCGAAATCAAAAAGACAAAAGAATACTTATGAGTTTCAAAAGTCAATTTCAAATTTTCTACTTGTTTTTTACCGCGTCAAAACAGTCTATTATAATAGAGAACAATGGGTCTGTGGAGATATTGAATGAGAACCACTGAACAACTTTCGGCATTTTTTAAACTAATGCCGCATAATAACCCGCGAGTAGCCGGTTGGTATACACCTGACATGGAAGTTCAAGTTTTAGTCGCTCAGGATGATGGCGAACCTGTTGCCGGCAAAAATGGAGTTTATTGTAGTAACAATTATGCGTATGACTGGTATAATTTTAGGCTACCTAAAAATGCAAATACTGAACCAGTCGATAATGACCATGAATTACGGTATCCATTAGATAGACACGCCGGGTCCATTGGATTAACTGGCTGGGATTGGCGTAATCGTAAATCAATTCGTTGTGGATTTGACTATGATGCAATTACAAGCCATGCTAAAGGTGTTGGTGTTGAAGAAGAACAGTTAAACGCCATCCTTGCAAAACTAATGGAAGTGCCCGAAGCTCTGGTACTGAAAAGCACGGGCGGCAGTGGATTGCATGTCTATTTCGAGTTTGACCCCGCTGACTTGCCAGAGACAGCCAACCATACCGAACACTCTGCCTTGGCGATTGCCTGCCTCAAAGAAATCTCCCGCCGAGTAGGATTTAATTTTGAGGCCAGCATGGATGTTGGCGGCGGCAATATGTGGGTTTGGGCACGAAAGATGACGCTTGAAAATGAAGGACTCACGACATTAAAAGATAATGTGTATCCTGATGGTACGCGAGCATATTTTCAACCACCAGAGAATTGGCAAGCCTATGTTGATGTAGCCGCTAGGCGTCGATCAAAAGTTCGCATTGAAGGTGTTGACGAAGAAGATCAGGATAAAATAGCAAATAAAGCGGCGGCGCAACGTAATATACCCCTAGATGATGCACACAAACAAATTATTGCCGAATTACAAGAGTATCGTGAATATACAACAGTTTGGGTTCCTGACCACCATTTGCTACAGACCCACACCAGACTCTTGAAAATTTTATTTGATAGGAGGGCCGAAGAAGGCAATCCTATTCTAGGTGCGTTTGAAACCTTAGCCGAAGGTAAAGACCCTGGAAAACCTAATGTATTCCTGTTTCCAATGGAGAACGGAGCGTTTCGCGCTGTTAGATTTGGTAAAGGAACTACAGAACATGAAACTTGGAAATTAGATAAAAGTAATTGGACCTATTGTTTTTATAATAAACCCCTTTCTTTGAGTGGAGCAGCCGCAGCCTTTGAGGGTCTGGAAGATGACATCAAGGGCGGCGGCTATACCTTTCCTGATGGAGAGGCTGCTGTCTCGGCCCTTAGAGCAATGGGTCATGTTATCGAAATCCCTGAAAACTTAGAAAATAGAAAAATACGACTACAAGCATACAAAAAAGATAAGCTGCTTGTTGAAGTTGTTAAACATGATGATGACAAAACTGAACCCGAAGGCTGGATGCAAAAGAAGGGTAAGTTTTTCAAAATCTACAATATTGATATACGCACACGCGGCGAGACCAATATTGATTTTGAAGAAATTGATAAGTATGTACGTTGTTTGATTTCTTCTGATAACAATACATCTGGATGGGCCTACTGGCATGAGAAGGGGGCTTGGGTATTTACAACAAAAGATGATGCCCGGTCACGCTTAAAAGCGATTGGATATGAAGATAATGCTGAGGGTATTTTAGGGGAGATTCTATCGAAAGCCTGGACCATTACTCATGTGCCCTTTCAGGATGAATTCCCAGGCAATCGTCAATGGAATCTTCGCGCCCCTAAATTGAAGTACAAGCCAGAACCTTATGAACCAGGAATCTCACCTCATCCACATTGGGATATGATTTTAGAGCATACAGGAGCCGATTTAACAGCAAATTTACGTGAGTTGGCTTGGGCACAAAGGAATGGTATTACAACAGGTAAGGATTATTTACAGCGCTGGATTGCGTTGATGATTCGAGAGCCTTTTGAGCATTTGCCGTATTTATACTTATGGGGTAATCAGAATACTGGTAAAACTATTTTGCATCAAGCTATTCAAGTGTTGATGGAAGGCGGTGTTATGCGGGCTGATTCGGCTCTTACAAACACCAGCGATTTTAATGGGGAATTAACGGGGGCTGTGCTTTGCGTTGTTGAAGAAAAGAATATCTCGCAAAATGCGCAAGCAGTATATAATAAGATTAAGGACTTGGTGCTTGCTGACCAGATTCCAATACATGCTAAATATAAACAAGTATGTATGCAGCCCAATACTACACACTGGATTCAATGTTCTAATTCACGGGACCATTGCCCTGTATTTCCGGGTGACACGCGGGTTACAATGATGTATGTCGATCAATTAGTGCATGAAATTCCTACAAGACACATGATTAAAAAATTGGAAGAGGAAGCCCCATATTTTATGTATACTATAATGAATCTCCCCCTGCCTGACGTAGAGCATCGTTTACGATTACCTATTGTGGATACATCAAGTAAAGAACAATTGATTGATGCTAATAAAAATGCATTAGAAAACTTTATTGATGAACATTGTTTTGTAACCCCCGGCTTAACAACAGCTTTTGATGAGTTCATGTCGCAGTTTTATTCTAGTATTTCTGCAAATGAGCAACTATATTGGAATCGGTCTGCGGTTTTGAATTCAATGCCGCATAATTTTCCGATTGGACGACTTCTTGCAAATGGTAAAAAGCATGTAGGTAATTTATCATTAACAAAAACAGACGTAGTAACAAATGGGCACTTTATTACCCATCAGGGCTACCTAGTTTTAGAACCGGATGTTTAAAATGGATTGTATTATTACAGTGTACAAATGGTTGACTAGAGACCACGCTATTCCAGTGGCCGAAATTCGTTGGACAGGCGAGTTTCATAGAAGTCACGCCCACTTTGCAAAACAGCATGGTGGGGACTTTATTGAAATTCAAAGTCTTGATGACTATATGGAATTAGCCGATCAAATCAACTACGTGTAAATTTAATGACAACGGTTGTAAATATTCAACACGATGATTATGATGTCTATATTGGTCGCGGTGGCCAATGGGGAAATCCATTTACTATTGGGGTCGATGGCACAAGAAGTGCAGTAATTGAACTTTATAGGCAATGGATATTGACACAACCTCAACTATTAGAACAGCTTGAGATACTTAGAGGTAAGCGGCTGGGTTGTTATTGTAAGCCACTACCTTGTCATGGTGATGTTTTGATTCAATTATTGGAGGAAAAATATGGCGACAAAAGCAAAGTGGCAAATTAAGGATAGTGGCACCAGAGCAGAATTCGGAACCGGGGCGGTGCGGGATGCCCAAGAAGGCAAGGGACGAATGGACCTCCTACCTGTTCGCGCTCTTATTGAAGTGGCAAAAGTATTTGAAGCTGGGGCTAAGAAATATGCCGCTCGAAATTGGGAAAAGGGTATACCTCTTAGTAGATATGCCGATAGTGCTATCCGTCATTTTATGAAATATCTTCGTGGCGACCGCGATGAACCACATGATTCAATGGCCGCTTGGAATATTCTTTGTCTTATTGAAACTCGTATGCGAATTGAAGAAGGACTTTTAGACCCAGCCTTAAATGATTTGCCATTTAACCCGCTGGAAATAACCGACAATCCATTGGGTATTGACACC